GTTCGTGTTTAACCGAAGTATTAATGATTACTCACACGCAGATTTGCATAAAATTAAACCTATTATGGAGCAATTAATGATATCATTTACGCAAGAAGAGGCAGGGTTTCAGTCCTTTGTCGATGAGGAAATCCACTACGTATTAATGGAAAACTCCACTTATCGGTTTGCTGATAAGCTGAAAAGAGATAAGATTGCCAAGAATGCTGATGGCGAGATAGTCATGGCCGACACTGCGGTAAAACTTATGAGCAAATTGCACCAGGTGTATAGTGGGACGGTTATTGTAGATGAGCCGGTGCGTATAGCAAAGTGCTTTGATGATAGAAAGGCAGAATTCATCAAGGATAAATTTGCCGGTCAGAAGATTGCCATATATTATAAGTTTGTGGCTGAATATTTTGACATTTTAAACGTATTTGCAGGAAGGATAGTGGAAGATGCAGTTGCGTTTAATGAAGGCGGTAATGAGCTTGTATACGTATCTCAGATAGTATCTGGAAGGGAGGGAGTCAACATCTCAACTGCTGATGCGCTGATATTTTATAACATTGACTTTTCTGCGGTAAGTTATTGGCAAAGTAGGGCAAGAATCCAAACCAAGGATCGTGAAAAAGAGAGTAAGATTCACTGGATATTTGCGCACAATGGCATTGAGGACAAGATTTACAAAGCGGTTATGGAAAAGAAAGATTATACTTTACAACATTTTAAACGTGATTATGGGATTTAGAACGAATTTGGTGATAATTAGGATGAAGTATAGGCTAACTCAGAAAGAAATGGCTGAGTCGATTGGAGTAAGAGTCCAAGCTTACCAATCATATGAACATGGTCGCGCACATCCTAACTTTAAAATACTTAAAAAAATATTTGATGTTTATAATATTGCTGACATTTATAATTTTATGTTTCATGAGGATAATACTTGATATAATATTAATTTTTGTTAAATTAATTTATTTAATCTTAGTTTGTGCGCCCATTACAATAATCTTACTTATTTTTATCAACCTAATTGACATTTTTAAAACAACAAAACAATGGATTTCAAAACAACTAAAGCAGAAGTAACCCTGCAACACATTAATTACGCACTCGGACTTGACTCTGACATTGACGTATTTACTAAGATTTTATCTCAGAATATTACTTGGAATGTGGAAATTTCAGAGAAAGAGTGGGGAATTAAGTCGATTGATATAAGTATTGACAAGGTATTTATTGAAATAGAATGGGAAGTTTACAAGGAAGATTTAGGACTTACCGATATCACATCTTTGCTTTGTAAGTCGGATATGTTCCATACTGTTGCCGAAAGCAGCAAATACATCACTGGAACTTATAAAATTTTCGGTAATATGTTTCATATAATTGAGAATCTCGAAGTAAATGGTGGCATTTTAGAGATAGAAGAGGTGTTAATTGATTTTATGGATAATGAAATACATATTTTATGACACATGGCAGCTTATTTAGTGGCATAGGAGGTTTTGATCTCGCAGCAGAATGGATGGGATGGGAAAACAAATTTCATTGTGAATGGAATGAATTTGGTCAAAAAGTATTACATCATTACTGGCCAAAAGCAGAATTATTTACAGATATTACAAAATCAGATTTTAAAAAATACAATGGAGCAATTGACATTATTTCAGGAGGATTTCCATGCCAACCATACTCCTCAGCAGGAAAAAGGCTTGGGAAAGAGGACTCAAGACATCTCTGGCCGCAAATGCTTAGAGCAATTCGAGAAATTCAACCGCGTTGGGTTGTGGGCGAAAACGTTCGCGGACTTACTAATTGGAATGGAGGGTTGGTATTCGACGAAGTGCAGTCTGAGTTGGAAGCTGAGGGCTACGAAGTCACACCGTTTCTACTTCCAGCTTGTGCCGTCAACGCACCACATAGAAGAGATAGAATCTGGTTTGTTGCTTACTCCTCTCGCACAAGCAAGAGAACAAACGAACTTCGAGGCTTACGATGCGAGGATGGAGAGATTGATAGACAAGGGACACAAACCATTCACGATGCCATTAGATCAAATGGCTCTGAGGGGTATGCTACCAACGCCAACTGCAATGGACTCAACCAATGCAACGGCAACAATGAAGTCAACACAAGTGAAGGAAGGTTCAATGCACTCTGTGACATTAACGAGAGCAATGACAATGGGGATGTTGCCGACACCACGAACATCGGACGAGAGAATGCATTGGAAAACCGACAATTGGAAGAAGGACGATTTAGGAAGTCATATCAACGAGGCACTTGGGACTCGTTCCCATCTGTCTCCCCAGTTTGTAATGGAGATGATGGGATTTCCGACCGATTGGACGGAATTACCTTTCCTAAATGGCGAAACGAATCAATTAAAGCAGCAGGTAACGCAATAGTCCCCCAAGTAGCCTTTCAAATATTTAAAGCAATACAAGAGTATGAAAGAATCGGATATACAAGCACAAATCACTAAGCGACTTAAAGACAACGGATGGTTCGTAACCAAGCTTATTCAAACCTCAACCAATGGTATACCTGACTTGATGGCTATCAGAAAAGGAATCGTGATATTTTTAGAAGTAAAGCAGCCTGGTAAAAAGGCATCACCACTGCAAGAGCATCACATCGAAGGACTGAATAGGATGGGAGTCTTTGCGAGGGTGGTTGATTGCATCGAAGATATAGACTTTCATTGTTATAAATTATAAAAAACACATTATGTACACTTACAAAGCTGAAGTAATTAGAGTTATCGATGGTGATACCATTAAGTTTAGGATTGATCTCGGATTTAGGACATATATGGAAGCAAATTGCAGGTTATTTGGTATAAATTGTAAAGAACTTACCTCAAAAGAGCAAGACATGAGAGTAGCAGCGTACTCTGCAAAGGAATATGTTGAGTCACTATTGACGGAAGGTGATTATGTCATTTTGCACTCAAAGAAGCTCGACAAATATGGTCGACCATTGGTTGTTGTGGAGATAGAGAGAGCAAATTTTGCATCTTATATGCTAAATGATAGGATGCTTATTAAAGGTTACGCAGTAAAAATGGAGTATTAATATGAGAAGTAGCGTAGTACAAGCAATTCAGCACGTAAAGATAGCAGACGAATTTATGAATGATTTTGTTAGGGCAGCACCGAATACAAAAGGTTCTGTCATTTTTAAAGATTACTCAAGAAGATTGCAGTGGATTCTGCGAGATATTGTCACTTATCCTTACTTTGATCCATTAGTTAGACAAGGTATAAAAGTTGAGATTGAGTCGGATGCTTTTAGCGTTGGTGCGATTAATGATTTGATACCATTGTTAAATCCTGAGCAAAGGGAGATGATTGAAAGTTTAATTGAGGATGTATTAAAAGGAAAGACGATTGAGGTAAATATTAAAGACCATGTTCCTGAATTTGGGAATATGGTAGAACAAAAAAAATAACCAATGGAATACCAAAAAGAAGCACAACAGATTTACGACAAATGTTATATGATTATTATGGAGCAAGGTGAAGGATTAGCTGAAGAAATAGTGATAAGTTCATTGGCTAAAAGATTTGCACATGAGATAATACTATTTGCTATTGAATTTGGTTCTGATGAATGGTATGATTTGCTTAAGGTTGATGAATGCTTTGATAATATAAATTAAAAACATGGACTATTTAAAACTGGGCATTAATGCCATTGCGGTCAATGCTTCCAAACAAGCCATCTTTGGTTGGAAGAAGTATCAGACCGAGCTAATAACGGAAAATGAGTTGGAGGTGCAAATGGCTGATGCAAGGTGCAAAGGTATAGCTATTATTTGTGGGGAAGTGAGCGGAAATTTGGAGGTAATAGACATTGATACCAAATATCAAACCTACGAGCTTTGGGAGGCTATTAGAGGTCGGATAAGTGATGAGCTATATAATAAGCTGCATGTAGTTAGGACTCGGAATAATGGCTACCATTTGGCTTATAGGTGCGAGTGCATTGAAGGCAATTTAAAGTTGGCAACAAGACCTGCGAGTGAGGAGGAGCTAAAGCGGACTCCTGCATCTAAGACATATTGTATCATTGAGACTCGTGGAGAGGGTGGGTATGTAGTTGCTCCTCCAACTGAGGGGTACGAAGTATTGCAATCAGGGATAAATGTACTTGAGGTGGAGGAAAGGGAGGAGTTGATGATGATAATGCGCTCTTTTAATGAAATTATGGAGGAGGCAGTGATTGAGGCACATTTGCGTCCATCAATTAAGGAGTATGGACTAAGTCCTTTTGATGATTATAATAGGAGAGGAAATATTGAGGTTTTGTTGGCATCGCATGGATGGAAGAAGGTGCAAGAGAACTCGGAAAGGATATACTTCCTGCGTCCAGGTAGTGATGCTGCGCATAGTGGATCATGGAATAAAGAAATGGGACTTTTTAGTGTTTTTAGCACAAATACCAACTTTAAAGTTGAAAAAGGGTACAAATTAGTCGCAGTGTTTTGTATTTTGGAGTGTAATGGTGACTTTAAAGAATGTGCGAAGAGGCTTTTGGATATGGGTTACGGTGAAAAAAAAACCTCTCATGGTAGCAAATTAGAGAAGGAATTATTTACCAAAAAGCAGAATGGTGCGAGTACCGATGATATGGTGTCGCTTTTAATTAAGAAGTATGATAAAGGAGTTGGGGATGCTAAAGTGATAGTTGAGGAGCTTGAAGAAAGATGGGGTGAGCAGATACTTGAGTTTTGGGATATAAATGAGCGTAATAAGTCGGTATCTATAAATAGATACAAGTTGCAGGTGTTTTTGACTCAAAGAGGAGGGTTTAGGTTATATTTTTATGATGAGAATAGCACAATATATAGGTTAATTAGGGTTAAGGATGGTTTTGTGGAGGAGGCGAGTACGGAGCAGATTAAGAGGTTCATCAAGAATTATGTAGATAGGTTGCCGGATACATTTGATGGAGAGGTTTCGCCACAGGATTTATTGGAGCTTATTTATAAAGGTTCATCTATTTTATTCTCTGAAGCATTTTTTGAGTTCTTCGATAGAGCAGACATTGAGTTTTTAAAGGATGACAAGAATACTTCTTATTTTCCATTTAGGAACGGAGTTGTGGTTGTAACTAAGGACAAAGTAGAGCTTAAATCTTATGGAGAATTAAGAAAGTGCATCTGGAAGTCACAAGTGATTGATTTTAATATTGCTATTGATGAGGATATTGATAGTAAAAATATTGAATATTTTAGGTTTATCTCTGAGATATGTGCTAAGGATTTGGATAGGACTATGTATGCACTATCTCTGATTGGTTATTTATTGCATAAATATAAAGATCCAAGTAGACCATTTGCAGTGATTTTAGCCGAGGAAACGGATAATGAAGCCAATGGAGGAGGAACTGGAAAGGGTATTTTTGTGAAAGCACTTAGTTACATATTGAATACAGTTCGAGTTGATGGTAAAAACTTTAAGCTTGATAAATCATTTGCATTTCAGAGGGTTGACCTTGATACAAGGATATTGGCGATTGAAGATACGCGTAGAAATGTTGATTTTGAGGGATTTTACTCAATTATCACTGAAGGAGTTACGGTTGAGAAGAAAAATAAGGATGAATTGTTTATACCTTATAAAGACTCACCAAAGGTTATGTTCACAACCAATTACACCATCCCAAATATGGGTAATCACGCTAAAAGAAGG